TCTAATAGTTCAACTCTATCTCTATAAAATTCTTGGTCTTCCTTTACGGACATATTATCCTTGTAACTTTTCTGTTGCTGATGCTATATTTAATAATGTCTCAGACTTAAGATGTTCAATCTCTGGGATATTTCTCATAGTCTCACTCTGAGTATTCTCTGTATCAGCTCTTAATTTATCTATTGCTGCTAATTCTTTCTGTAGTTTAATGAACTTCTCTTGAATAACTAGTTCATTTGGCTGTGCTGCTCCCGCTTCTGCTGCATTCTTCATAGCTTTAGTAGCTTCTTCTTGAGCTTCTGCCATAGTTTTCTGTACTTCTGCTTGTAACTGTTGAAGTTGAAGCTCTTTAGCCATCTGTTCCATCTGCTCTTCTTCAGGTTTAGGTTGAGCACTTTCCATAATAGCTTGAACTATCTGGTCTCTGTTGTGCATACTAGAGTTTTGGAATACAGCCATAAGAAGTATATTGAAAGCAGGAGAGTCTTTAGGTACAGACTGTAGTAAACTAACCATCTGTTGACCTTCTAACTCTTTAGCCATTATACCCATAGTAGAATAAGGTACGAACTTATAGTCTGCTATAGGATATCTATCAACATCAAATTGAACCTTCCTCCATAGACATTTATTTATCATTGGAATAAGGAATGTGTTTTGGAAATTCATTAGAGTACGCTTCTGTCTCTTGATTGCAGATGATTGTTGCATAGACATACCTGCAGAAGTAGCTCTCTCAGCACTAGCTTGTGTAGTATCTGAGGCTCCTGTGCCCATCTGAATCATATTTTGTAGTGAAGCTACTTGTGTATAAGTATTTTGGTCGGTGCTACCAAGAGCTAAAGGCATAATTGCTTGTCTTGGGTCGCCGTTAGTAAGGATAGTCTTACCCGGTCTGACTTCTAGTTTGATGCCACGAGGCATACGAGTTGCGTCTGCAGCTATCATAGGTGTAGTAGTCAGAGCTAAAGAGTCAATACGAGCTCTCATTTCAGCATCTAGTGCTTTCTGTGGATTATATCCCTTCTCACAAACACCCCTACCCCAGAACTTCGATGGGACTATATCGTGCTGATAGCTTACGAAAGGTCTATCTTCCATCATAAATGGATTTCTATCTGCTCTTAATATGTGTGAATCGTTAGCTATAGTAACTACAGCTTCTACTAATTCATCCTCATTGTACTCGAAATCATCTAGAGATTCACTCTCCTCTAAGAACCTTAAAGGTACTTTACCCCAGTATTCTGTAATCTTTATTTGGTCTGAAGCGTCTGCTCTTGTAGCTTCTGGGTCGAAACCGTTAAGTTCTTTAACATTATAACTACCTTCTATAGGTATATCTCGATAAGTTCCATTCTCAATACCCTCAATAATCGTATGTCTAGGTTTGATAACTTCGTGTGCGACACCTAGTGCCTCTTGTATATTAACCGCAGAAGGGTCAATAAGAAATTCTTTAGGGCTGATTGCCTCTACTTTAACATCTACTACAGTTTCTTCCTGTAATACTCTTTCAGTAACCATAGTCCCTTCGATTGGAACCTCTACTGGGTACTTCCAAGTATTCTCTTCTACAGATATCTTCCCTATACCAGTACCATATACAGCACCATTAAGGAATACTTCACATAGAGCATCTTTAGCACCTGCTCCTTCTAAATCTTCTTGGAGTAAGTTGCGTACATATTCAGCATCTCTAGGGTCTTGGTCTAGCATATCATCTTTGATATCAAACCACTTGCCTCTTCCGAATGTAGCCTCTTCGATTTCTGCTACAGATGATTCAACTGCCTGTTGTAAGGCAGGAGATATTAGTCTAGATTTCTCTGATTGTCTAGTCTTATCACTAGATTGCCAGATTCCTCTCCATAGGCGGTAATACTCATCCCAATGGTCTAAATAGTTTGAGTCTCTGTGGCTTCTCCACTCTTCTAAGCGAGAGCCTAACCAACCTGCTAGTCCTTGATATTTAGTTTCAATTTCCATTAGTATCCTGCAACTTCATCATAAGGTATCCACTCCTCTTCTAATTCTATTGTGTGCATAAAATCTGCTACACTAACTTGGTCTATGTATGCGAGTGAGTCAATAATGTCATCGTGTGTTCCCTTACTAGGAAACTCCATTAACTGTGTCTCTAACTCCGCATTCCAATGTGTACTACGATTAAAAGTAATTTTACCGTGCTCCATTCTACCTTGAAGAGCCCAAGTAATTCTATCTGCTTTCTTTTTACCACCGTGGGTTACGTCTGTTATGACTACCCATCTACCTTGTGTCCTCATCTCGTCTTGCAAATAAGGAAGTATAGCGTTCTTTAACGCACCGGATTCAATTCCTACAGTAGTTGCTTGATTTTCAATTGCAGCCTGTAGTATTTTAGAAGCAGTTTCTTTAATACCCCATCTACCGTGGAGTATATCTTTAACCCACCACTTATCACCGTGGATTTTAACGATTGATATAGCTGTCTCATCTAGCTTACTACCTTTGAGACCACGTTCTTTCTCCACTTGTTCAAAACCCGCAGGGTCAACCGCAATAACGTAATTACCCTCTTCGGGTTCATTCTCATCATACTTAATCCATTCATTTTTAAATATACCTCCAGTAAAACTTACGAAAGAGGCTTCAAATTCTTGCCTAAAAGCCTGAGTAGACATAGTTCTTCTAGCTGTCTCTACTTCTTTAGGGTCTATTAGAGGGTTATCTATAGATGTATACTGAAATGCTTCCCAGTCTTCATCCTTTTCTGCTTCAAGGAATAAATCATAGAAGTGATTCTTTCCCGCAGGTGTCCCAATAAAGAGTGCACCACCTTTTACATCTGAAAGTGTAGGTCTTATAATCTGTTCCCACACTTCTACCTTCATAGAAGCATATTCATCGAGAACGACATAAGCCAATCCAACACCTCTTAAGGTATCGGGTCGGTCACTGCCCTTTAAGCTAATCCTTCTACCATTAACTAACTTCATAGTAGCTGTATTTTCGTGGGTTTGCTCTATAAGGTCTGTTCCTTGCAACAGTTCCTTAAGCATATTCCACATAATATCTTTAGCTTGTTGGAAAGTAGGACCTATGTAGAAGACATCCTTACTTTCCGACTGAAGAGCTTGAATAATAAGTATCCACGCTGCTAGTCTTGACTTCCCGAAGCGTCTTCCCGCACTCACTACCTTAAAACGTGCAGGGCTATTGAATATTTCTAGCTGTGCAGGATGTAACTGTACATCTAACTCTCTAGCCATTACCGATACTTACTATAGTCTTGTCGATATCGGTGTCCTCTATTACTACCCCATCTTCATATGTTAGTTGTTTCTGGTCTTTCTCTTCTATTTCTATCTTCTTAGCTTCAAGACCACCAACATTGATGATGACGTTCCCTTTATCCTCTGAAGACCTAAATTCTACTGCTTTTGTAGTAGGAATAATTCTATCCATACACATTTTAAGACAAGTCCTGTCACCTTCGAGTGCTAAGTCTATAACTTTCTGGACAATCTCTGGTCCTTTATTAGACATCAACTCTCTACTTAGAGCTGTAAACTTATTGACGCTGCCTTTTGGTCTCCCTTCGGGATTTAAAGACTTCATACCTTTGTAAAGATTAGGTGAACCTTTATTTTTTTTAGACATCCTGCTTATTCCTCCTTTCTTATCTATAGTTTCAGCTAAAGAGGTATAATTAGAATGATAATAAAGGTTATTTCTAAGAGAAGCCTTTTAGGTGAATCTTTGTTTTATATCTATAGTAATATTATAGCATACTTTTCAATGGCTGTCAATAGACAGGTGGGTCTTTAGTTCACTAATGTCCCTCCCCGCACCTCCAGTTTCTAGAATTTCTCTAGTAAACAACAGATTTTCCCCAAATTCTCTCCAATCTGCGTATGAGCCTATATATTATATCACGCGAGGCAAAATGAGCCTCCCCGGGTAGCACTTGAGAGCACCACAGGGAGCACTTGAGAGCACATATATACAAAGGTACGCACACACAAGGTACAAAAGTGAAATAAAAGTGTACGTGAGTGAGACTTTAGACAACACCGGAGCAGTTCACCGGTGAACCAATATCAATATAATTTTCACATTGTATGTACACAAGGCTTGAATAGTGTATTATATGCTTACTTGTGAGAGGGTTCTCGCAAGGGCTAGATAAGGAAAAATTCTAGGAAAATCAAAAAGTTACAGGAGATTTACAATGAGTACAGCAAGAAAAGAAGCAATACAAAAGAACGCTAAAGCCAAGAAGACAACGGCTAAAGCATTGAAAATAGTTAAGCCTACTAAGTCAGTTAAGCAAGGTAACGAGATAATATCAGACCCTTTAGCCGGTGGCGTTACGGCTACAGTCAACAGGTACTTCGAGTCAGCCACTACACTGGGTAAAGCCGGTGAGACTGCCACTGCAATTATGATGGTGGCAAGTGGGTGGCAAGATGGTAAGAGAGTAAAGAAGGGTGACGCCTTGAGAGAAGCACTACTCAAGAAGCTACACTCTAACCTCGAGACCCTTCAAGGGAGACCGCTCCAAAACCTTA